ATTCATAAATTTGCAGTTGGTTTTGACAATGTGTTAGATGAACTCATGCGTCATACTAATTCGCAATCTGGAACAAACTATCCTCCATACAATGTTGTGAAACATAGTGACGACAAGTTTTCAATTGAACTTGCAGTAGCAGGATTTAAAGATGGTGATATTGACGTTACAGTTGAAAAAAATCAACTTACTGTCAAAGGAGAAAAAGCAGTCGATCTAAATGATACCATTGAGTATCTACATCGTGGCATTAGTGCTCGTAGCTTCCTACGAAGCTGGACACTTGCTGACCACGTTGAAATCGTAGGAGCTGCTGTTCAAAATGGTATTCTTACAATTAACTTGGAGCGTATTGTTCCCGAAGAACAAAAGCCCAAGAAAATTGCAATTACCTATACTAAATAATATAATTACAAGTGTGCGGTGCGCCGCACACTTTTTTAAGAGAAAACAACATGTCAAAAACAGAAACCAAAGTAAAAATCAAACCTAATATCAGCCTACAAGAACCACCGTTGTTTAAAATCATTTATATCAACGATAATGTTACTACAATGGAATTTGTAGTACAATCGTTAGTTGATTACTTCAACTACAATTCAGATACAGCAATACAAATTACAAAGAATATACATGAAGAAGGTAGTGCAGTAGTTGCTATTCTACCTTATGAGATTGCTGAACAAAAGGGTATTGAAGTTACTTTGGATGCAAGGGCTCAAGGATATCCTCTACAAATAAAAGTAGAGGCTGAAGCTTAAGTTTCGATATTAATCCTCTTTGCCCAGTATGTGTTTTTCTTAAAATCTATAGATGGATTACAAATATAGTTGATACCATTAACATTGGTATCAACTATTTTTTTATATGATCCATAAGCCCAATTTGAAATTTTAGATTCGGAATCCGCACTTAATACCAATGATAACTCAGGTAAAGTTTCATAACTCTCAGGAGTCTCACCGAAATAAAGATTTTTATTTGGTACTGCATTAGTTACTATTAATATCTTTTTTACATCTAAGTGCTTTTGTAATTTTTCGATAGAATTTTTTAGGTATATCAAGTCCTCAAATCTACCCATTGCATGAAGTTCTTCAAAGGTGTTATTGGATTCGTTACCGTACCAGCCAGGACATCCCAATACAGCGATACCATCTATAATTACAACATGATGATGCAAGAATGCTACGTTACGTATTTTTTTGCAGATATTGGTTATTTCATTTATGCGTTTATTATAGTTTCCTACACCCTGAAATTCTAAAAATCCCGGGGTGTAAAAAACTCCCTGATAAAATTTTGAAAGATGATTTAAAGTAAGCAATATAGTTCGTAAATCTGAACTTATGTTGCCTGCCACAAGACAGTATAAACTGGTAGCTTTATTTTCCCAGTTGAAACTGTCTTCAGGTGAAAGATTTAAATCACTTATTAGATCAAATCCAATTTTCATTGAATTACTTGACTACAGTCATCGATGGTTTTTTAGTTTTTGGTTTTGAAATTTTAGCTGCCGGCACCCCTTCAGTTTTAGGTTTAGTAGCACGCTTTGTCTTGGGTGTCTTTTTTGCTACTTCAACAGTAGCAGGTTCAACAGCCTGTACAGGCGTTTCTATTTTAACTTCTTCTGTTTTGGATTCATCTTCTACTTTTTGAGGCATGAATTCCAATGCTTCTTTAACTTCTTCTTTATTCTTAAAGAAAAAATACCAAACAGCGGCAGCAACTACCGCTACAATAATAACTAGTTCCATTACATTTCTCCTAAAATAGTTAACATAGTATTTAATAGGTTAAGTCTCAAATCTTAATTTTTCATGTAGGTTTTGTAGTTTTTAGTCTAAATACACTATGTCTAAGAGCATTCTAATTCAAATAATGTCTGAGGATGTACCTTGTCTCACTTATCAAAAGAGACAGTCTTATAGAACTACTCACCGTGAAATTGTAGAATTATTTAAGTTGCTAAACAAAGAAATATTCAATAACAAATTACCCATGCCTGAATTTAAACTGATGTATAGAACTAAAGATTATTGGGGTATGTGTGCAGCTAAACATGTTATACCATTAAATAATAGACGTAGTAATTGCATAATAAGTCTCAAAGACAAATGGTACTGCAAACAATGGTTAGTAATGACATTAGCCCATGAAATGTGTCATCAATACCAATGGGATATATTAAGCTTCAAACGCTTAAAACAAGGTAAAACCCCTTTAATGAGTCATGGTCCTTCATTTTTCTTATTTAGAGATAAACTGTCTAAGTGCGGAATACCACTAAGAAGGACATATAGTCCAAAACATTGGTTTACCCATCAAAATTTGTTTAAATGTTAAAAAGCATAAATACAAAACTATGCGTGATTTAATAGATAAAATAACCTACATTGCTGAAGAACGTACTTTAAGCGCCGGCACCATAATCAAATATGCTGAACGATTCGACAAATTTCTTCTTATGATTAGAAACGGAATTCCTTTCTATACAGTAGACAAAGAACCTGTGATTGCTGATCCTACTGAGGCAGACAGGTTTCAAGATATGTTTGATAAAGGGCAATTCAAAGGTAATATAAAAATTAAACTAGATGGAAGTGATCAAGCACTACCATTAAGTAATCTACTGAAAACAAAAGACTTAGGTGGTCAGGCATCTACGGGCGAAGAAGGTGAAGAAACTGGTAAAGAAGCAGCACTATTAAAACCTTCTCAAATAGGGATAACAGACCGTGACATTCCTGCAGTAGAGTTAGGTGATGCTATCATCAGCAATGAAACGTTGCAATCTACAGATTATGGTAGAGTTGTAATACAAATGGCTGAAGAAATAATGAATGGTCGTAATCCTACGATACCTAAAGAAATTCCTACTAAGATAAGAGCAAGTATCGTAGATTACGCAGGTGAATATTTAGGTGTGTTAGCACTTGTTAATGGTACTTCAAGATTTCCACGTAGACAAGGTTTCGAAAAGTGGTTAGGAAATGACGTAAGTTCATTGGTTATTAATTTTCCTAGCAAGTCAAACAATAATATTGCTGATAGTTTTGCAAGTATTAAAAACGCAGAAACAGACCATACGGTAAACATCTCTAGTAAAGGCAAAGGCGGTGGCGCGCCACCTAGTGTCGGTGGACTAAAAATACCTCAAGAAATTAGAGATAACCCTGCGTATGAAGCCAGTGTAGCTTTTATTGATTTGTGTGATAGTAGTAAACAAGCCAAATATAATCTACCAGAACCTAGAACAATTAGTCAGGTGTTTCAGGCTATGAATTTATTATATCAATATGTTCCTGATGCTATCCCTGAAAAGTTTAGTGAATTTTTACCTTGGAATATTGATATCGTTAACCAAGTAGTAGATAGTATGGCTGCATTTAAACAAAGAAAAAATCTACCAATGTCAAAATACAGTTCATTGTGGAGTGACATCGATTTTAAGAAGCCAAGCAGCGATGGTGGTAAATTAACCCATGCGGTAAAGCTAGCTGTCATGCAGGCAGTAAATGAAGGTGATGCATTACCTGAGTTCCAAGATGTTATTTTAGCTATATTGGATATGAACTTCATACAACAATATGCAGACTACGATGCTAAATCACGTACTATGAGTTTCGCTACACAATGGCCTGCAAAACTAGAAGGTAAGATCACACTTGAAAGCAAGAGCGGAGCAACAGACCCAACAAAGGGTGGTTTCAGCTTCAAACTTTCTAACACTGATCCCAAAACAGTTTTACCAGAACCAAATGAATTAGGTGTTGGTATGGGATCTAGTGGTCCTAGTGAAAAAGAGTTCGCTGCTGGTGCAGAAAAAATTGCAACCGGTCGTGCCACTACAGACTTTACATCCGAACCTGATAACACAGTGGGCGATGTTGGGCGTAAGAAGCGCAAATAACTATTGACTAGTCATAAATTTTCTGTATAATTGTCTATATTTGACAAAGGAAATTTATGAGCTTGGTACCTATCGTTTTGGAACAAACAAGTCGAGGTGAGCGTAGTTATGATATCTATAGCCGCTTACTTCGCGACCGCGTAATTTTACTTGAAGGTGAAGTACATGATCAAATGGCAAATCTTATTGTTGCCCAATTGTTATTTCTTGAATCTGAGAATCCGGAAAAAGACATTAGCCTATATATCAATAGCCCAGGTGGTAGTGTAACTGCTGGCATGGCTATTTACGATACAATGCAATTTATCAAGCCCGATGTTCAAACAATTGTCATGGGTCAGGCTTGCAGTATGGGCAGCTTACTTGCACAAGCAGGTGCAAAAGGTAAACGTTTGATTCTTCCACACGCTCGACATATGATTCATCAACCCAGCGGCGGCGCCCGTGGGCAAGCGACTGATATGGAGATTCAAGTTAGAGAAATTTTAGCACTTAAAAGTATTTTAACTGGAATTTATCTTAATCATAATAGTAAAGGTAAAACCATTGATCAACTGCATAAAGATATGGAACGAGACTATTTTATGTCTGCAATAGAATCCGTAGAATACGGGCTTGCTGACAGGGTCCTTACAAATCGAGGTTGACAATAAATCCAGAGTATAGTATATTCTTTCTCTATTGGAGATATACATGCCTTGGATTCAAAATATTAGCTTGAGTGACGTTCGCAGGGGGTTTCATTTTGACCCCGGTGTGAATTCTATGCTCATCCAAATCTGTGATCCTGCGGTGGACTTCCCGGTTCCTAAGTTTCAATTCAAGGAAGTTCACCAATTTAAATTTTTGGATGTTGAGAAGGACGATTTTGTCATTGATGAGGTTATGCGGTGCAGCCAAGCTCAAGCCGATGACTTGGTTCAGCTCCTGCAACATGCATTAGCTAATCGTATGAATGTCATCGTGCACTGCCATGCAGGCATCTGCCGTAGCGGCGCTGTCTGTGAGGTGGGAGTCATGCTTGGGTTTGACGATACCGAAGTGTTCCGTAGCCCAAATCTGCTGGTGAAGCACCGCATGATGAAGGCACTGGGCTGGACCTACGATGAAAACGAGCCCCACACCATTAATGGACAACCTTTCTTGTACAATGAGTGGGGCAACCCGGTGATTGTTACTCCTCCTAATCGTGAAGAAAATTAAAATTGTCAATTATGACTGCCTGGAGCCACTTAACAAATGTCCAATATATTGATCGGGTACTTGAATCAGTAAAGTCACATCCTGAAATTTGGGATGAAGCCTGGGTTGCGTTTAAGGATGCGACTAGGCTTGCGGCTAGGGATGTGGTTCGGGATGCGGCATTGTATGCGGCTCTGGGTACGGTAGCAGCACTAACCGCGTATGACGACGCCAGTAAATATCTAGACATGCCCAGTGATAAACTACATGTTTATGCTATTCTCAGTGAGGACCCAGCAGCAGTTTTATTGCTACCAGCAGTAATTGCCTTTGAACGAATCAGAGAATTGGAAAGTGTATGAGTGCTTGGAGTCATTTGCCCAATGCCCATCATGTTGATCGGGTACTTGAGTCAGCAAAGTTACATCCTGAAATTTGGGAGTCGGCTTTGACTGCGCCTTGTAATTTGGCTCAGTGGAACGCTCGGAAGGTGGCTTGGGATGCGGCTAAGAATGCGATTAGGAATGCGGCTCGGGATGCGGCTCGGGATGCGGCTATGGTTGTGGCTCGGGATGCGGCTCGGGATGCGGCTAAAGTTGCGGCTATGGATGCGGCTTGGAATGCGACAACAGCACTAATCGCATGGGATGACGCCAGTAAATATCTAGACATGCCTAGTAAACAACTACCTGTCTGGGCTATTCTCAGTGAAGACCCAGCAGCAGTTTTATTGCTACCAGCAGTAATTGCCTTTGAACGAATCAGTGAATTGGAATTAGCATGAGTATTTGGAATTGTTTGTAAAATGTCCAAAATATTGAGAATTCTAGAGCCAGAAAAAACTTGACAAATAATCCTAACTTTGATATACTGTATTTCTAGTAAGCAGCAACACACAGGAAACGCAAATGGCTATCATCAACATCGGTTCTTCGTATGACTACGCTAACGGCCAGCGCACTCTGCGCACCGAGTTTCACGTGGGTGAGTACTGCCCACTGCCCGGCGTCAATGGCATGAACGACAGCCGTCAAGGCGACACTCTGTACGTGACCCATCAAGGTCTGTGCCTGGTGGAGCGTGAGCGCAATATGTACGACGACAGTGACTTCTTCATGACCGTGTGGGATCCTGTGAGCAAGGTTCCTCATGAAATCATGTTCGCTACCACGCGTGGTTGGTCTTATCCTTGCTACAATTCTTCGGTGGATGCTACCCCCGAAGTTCGTGCAGAGTACAATGCTTACATGGCTTACAAGCAACGGCGTAGCGAGGTTCTGAGCCGGCGTGCTGCTCGTCAGCGTGATGCCGAGGTTGCTTACAAGGCAGGCCTTACCCGTGCTCAAGTTGAACGCCTGAAGGCTGTAGTCGGTACCAGCTACTGGGACGGTATTAAGCGTCTCATCACTAGCAACTTGCGTAGCGGCTTTCGTATGAGCCTGCGTCAACAGGTCATGAACTGGATCAACGATCCGGCCCCCAAGTTCGCTCGTCCCCTGTCTCCCAAGCAGATGGCTTACCTGTGATTTGACAACAAATCCGTTTGGACATAAAATGTCTTGCTAGACAGTTGAAACATGGAGTTATCAATGTTCGGTACTTACGCACGTAATGTAATCGCAGGTCAAGGTCGTTATGTACCTGATCGCAATGAAAAGCCGATCCCTACGGTTGACCTCAAGTATTGTGAATACGATAAGTCCCGGAAGGTTCTCAAGTTGGCATCTGAATTTTTTGGTATGCCTTCTACTTTCTTTGTCAAGAGCCATTACACTGGCAAGGAAGTTCGTTTTGTTGCTGTAGGTCCTGAGGACAAGTTGTTCGACCCGGATCAATGGGACGGCGAAATGCAAGTCTATCGTCCAGTTGGCAATGTGCCGAATGTGGATCACATGGTTATCTATCACGCCTGGTAATATAAAGGAAATTTATGATTCTCAATAACAACCCACAGAACCAAGCCATCCTCAGTAATGTGGGGCAAGTTGGAGAGTTCCGAATTCGGAACTCTGCGAAGGCATTTAACATTCTGAGTTCGGGTTTGTATGCTAACAAGATCCGTGCTATCATCCGTGAACTGTCCTGCAATGCGGTTGACAGTCATATGGCAGCAGGTAAATCCGATATTCCCTTTGATGTGCATTTGCCAAATGCGATAGAACCTTGGTTCAGCATTCGTGACTATGGTACGGGGCTTACTCATGATCAAGTTACCAACATCTACACCACTTATTTCGAAAGCACTAAGACCAATTCTAATGATTTTATTGGCGCCCTTGGTCTTGGTAGCAAGTCTCCATTTAGCTATACGGATAATTTCTCCGTAATCGCCATTCGTGATGGTCGTCGTGGTATCTACACGGCGTTCATTAATGAACATGGAGTCCCTTCTATCGCACTTATGATGGAAGAAGAAACCACAGAGCCCAATGGTGTTGAAGTCAAGTTTGCTGTCACTGAACGTTGGGACTTTGATAAGTTTCGTAACGAGGCACAAATCGTTTACGTTTACTTCAAGATGCGTCCTGTAGTTCATGGGTACAAGGATTTTAAGTTGCAAGATCCTACGTACAAGGATAAAAACATTATCCCGGGCGTACACTATACTGGTAAAGAGAATCGCAGTATTGCGGTTATGGGTAACATTGCTTATCCCATTGATGTGCCTCAGGCTGACGTTTCACTAGGTAACTTGTGTAATCTGTTGGACTGCGGTCTTGTCATGGAGTTTGATATCGGTGAGCTTGATTTTCAAGCTAGCCGTGAAGGTCTTAGCTATATTCCTTCTACGGTTGACGCTATCAAGCGTAAGCTTACCGCACTGAATACACAGTTGGCAATTCACGTGGCTACGGAAGCCGACAAGATTGACAACCTTTGGCAACGTGCTGATTATCTAGTCAAGCGTCACAATGAAGGATTGTTTAAGGCTGCTACCGTTAAGTATATTCAAGATACTAAATTCCCATTGGGTAATCCGTCGAATAAGTTTTCTATCATTAAGCCGTTTTCGCTTAAGGTAAGCGAGTTGGCTAGTAAGTACAACATCACCCTACGTGGTTTCTACAAGGATCGCAGTAGTGACAAGTGTTCTAACTTGAAGTCCGTTAGCATTATGGACGATGTTACTAAGCAACACGTTCAAGCTTGGAGCATTCAACCTTCAATGAACATTCACTTTGTTATTACTGATACTAAGCGCGGCGCGTTGGAACGTGCTAAGTTTCATTGGCGAAATCGCAAAATGAATAGTTTTAGTGAACACGTGATTGTCATTGAGGCTGCTGATAAAACTAAAACTATAAACGTTGGTAGTTTCTTGCGTGAACTGCATAATCCTCCCAACACAATGTATGCTACCCAACTTATGGAACGTGACCAAAGTAGCAAAGGCAATTGGGGTAAGGCAAGCATTCTGCGGTTTGAGGAACGTCAACGTAGTCGCCATACTACCAAATACGTTTGGACTAACGCAGGTACTGCTAGTAATTATGATCCTAACAAAATTTATTACTATGTCGAAATGAATCACTGGGATCCCGTTGGTGTGCCGATGCGTACAATGGAATATTTTCAAGATTGTCTACAGCGTGCAGGTATCTTCACTGGGGATATTTATGGTGTCCGTAAGAATGACATTGAATTGGTTCGTAAGCAAAAGAATTGGGTTGAATTGACGGCGTTTGTCAGGCAACAGCTTTTGGCTACCGATACTAGCAATGTGCTTGGTTTGGTCAAAGCGGCTATTGATTTTAACTCCAACTTCAAGTATATTAATGACAATCTTAAGAAAGATAGTCCTTACTATAAATTGTATGCAGAACTCAAGGATGTTGAACTAGTTGATGGACACAAAATGCATCATCTGGAACAATTGTTCAAGGCTTTTGGAATTGTAATCAATGCGGCTGATCCTCAGGCAATGATTCAACAATACAAGATTAGGATTCAAAATCTTAAGGATCGCTATCCGATGCTAAAACATCTATCATCGTATAGTAGTAGTGTCACTGTTAGTGATGTTGTAAATTATATCAACATGGTTGATCAAGTAAAGGGATATGAATGAGAGATTTGATTAATATCGTAGAAGATAAAGGTATCAATGATGCCTGGTTTAATGATGGTGGTTTTAATTGCTATAAAAAACCAGTACGAGAAAAGTATCGCATCGCTAATGAACCTGGTATGATTCAAACTCTTGAAGGACCGGTTAAGTATCCAGCTGGTTACTACATCATGACTGGTCCCAAAGGAGAAGAATATCCCATTAGTCCAGATTCTTTTAAAGAATTGAAAGATGATTTGGGTGATGGTGTCTGCACTCCAAAAAAGATTATCAAATCTTGCAAGGTTGCTGATCATTCCGGAACTGTTGACACAAGCTGGGGAGAAAAGTTACAATACAATCCTGATGTAGATGTAATTGTTCGGCATGGTCCTAATAACTATGGTGTTGTTAAGGCTGATATTTTTAAGCAAACTTACGCGAAGGTAAACTAAAATGGCATATCCGTGTCTTGTATTTTTTTGTAGGAAAGAAACAGCACTACCAAATTTATCTAGGGACCACAAAATATGCCCAAAATAATTGATTTTAAACATCGTATTTGTTAGAATACAACTTCTAAACTCAAACAAAGGTTAAATATGAACTCTGCACCCGCTTACATTATTCAAGGTGACAACATTGTCATCGTTATCGATGGTACTCCACATACTATCAACAAGACCCATCTGTCTTATTCTAAAATCGTTGATGCTATCAAAGCGTCGGACTGGGTATCAGTTAAAGAACTGATCAATCCTACTAAGCGCCTGGTCAACTTCAGCCGCGGAAACGTTGCAGTGGTTAACGGTGAAATGCTCTGGCGTGGTCAAGTGTTCCATAATGCACTGGCTACTCGGATGATTCAAATGCTGGAGGATGGCTTCGATGTTGCCCCTCTGGTTGAATTCATGCATAATCTCATGAAGAATCCTAGCAAGAGGGCAGTCGATGAACTCTATGGCTTCCTAGAAAAGAACAGTCTGCCGATTACTCCTGATGGTTGCTTCCTCGCATACAAGCGTGTGCGCGGTGACTACAAGGATTGTTATACTGGCACTATGGATAATAGTGTTGGTAAGGTTGTTGAAATGGAACGAAACATGGTTGATGACAACCGTGACAACACCTGCAGTACTGGTCTGCATTTTTGCAGTCATAGCTATCTGGCTAGTTTTAGCGGTGAGCGTACTGTCATCGTCAAAATCAACCCTGCGGACGTAGTGTCCATTCCTAGCGATTACAACAATGCTAAGGGTCGGGCTTGTCGTTATGAAGTTGTCGGAGAGGTTGCACAAACTCCTGATGACAAGGTTGAATTTACTAAGCCTGTTCAGAGTAATGCTAATAGCGTGAAGGTGGAACCTAAGACTGGTTCTACTGCTTTCTATCAAGGTTACAGTGACGGCTTTCATAATCGTGATTTCTCTGATCCGGTAGGCTGGTCAGCACGTAAGGATTACGAAGAAGGTTTTGAAAAGGGTCAATGGCACAGGGAAGACGGTATGGATGAGCGTTATCGCTATGTTGCCCCTAGCAAGTCACAGGGAGCTTGGCCAAATCCAACTGGATGGAGTAAGTAAAATTAGGGCGCTTAGGCGCCCTTTTTGACATAAATTATTCTTTATGTTATACTATGTATAAATAAAGATGTGAGTTGATAGACAGGTCACAAACAATTCTTCTAAAGGAGCTTTAGAATGTCACGTTATCAAACAATTGAAAGTCTTGAGCAAGAAATTGCCAAGCATCAAGAAGAAATCGCCAAGATTCAAAAGCAAATTGAACAGGCAAAAAAAGAAAAACCAGAGTACCGTGTTGCAAAACAACTTCACGATCTAGCCTGTACCTGGAATCATACTGATGCATGCGGTTGGTTCTATGAAATCAATAAAGATGGCGAACATGATTGGAACCGTCATGCTCATGAAAAGTACCTGAAAAAGGCAACCATGTTGCTTCATACTTGTATAGAAAAACGCATTGACCTTAAACAAGCTATTGAACTTTACAAAATTATCCGAGAGTAATATAATCAACATAGATGATAGTGATAGACGCTATCATTTCAAAACAAACATAGGAGTTATGTATGTCAAAAGAAATCACACAATCCCCCTTGAATAGGTTCAAGGGTACTTATAGTTATAAGAAACTGATTCAAGAACACCGTATTGATGAGATTGGTATCTGGAAAGTTCGAGGTGAAGATCCAAACTGCGACTTCGGTGGGCATCACTATATGCCTGAGCTAGGAACATTTGAGGGCAAACTTGAAGATGTTATTACCCATGCAGTCACACTTTCTGGATTCTGGCAATGGGGTGCCGGCGGAGACATTCAAAAAGTAGGAAAACCTATCAAAATTAATGCGAATAGTTCCGCTGCTCGTACGGCTGCCCAACAAAAGGTCAATGAACTTGAAGCTTTGCTGACCAAGGCACGTAACGAATTGGAGTCTCTATAATGTCTAAGAAGTACGGTACACTAGTATATATTGGCAGGTTTCAACCAGTACATACTGCACATATTGAAACTATTAGGCGCGCCACTGAATTGGCTCGTCAGGTTGTAATTATCGTAGGTAGTGCGGATCAACCACGTACCTACAAGAATCCGTTTACCAGCAAAGAGCGTGAAGCAATGTTGATTGGTGCTCTACGTGGGGTAGGTGATCCTACATGTTCAATTCACGTTGACCATAATATCGATACCATCTACAATGACCAAGCGTGGGCGACTCGCATCCAGGGCATTCACAGCAAGTATCGTATTCTTGGGACCAAAGATGGCATTATCGGTCATGACAAGGACGAAACCACTTTCTATCTCAAGATGTTCCCACAATGGGAGCGTGTGGACGTAGAACTGATCGAACCACTGAATGCCACTGATATCCGCGACATTTACTTCCGTCGTGATGCCAATCTAAACTTCCTGCGTGGAGTGGTCCCTCAAGTTACCATGCAGTTTCTTAGTAGTTTCAAGGAAACACAGGCATACGAACAGGTTGTTCGTGAGCGTGAATTCATTGCGAATTATCGTAAGCAGTATGAAAGTCTACCCTATCCTCCAGTGTTCGTTACGGTGGATGCTGTAGTGATTCAAAGTGGTCACGTATTGATGATTCGTCGTCGCAGTGAACCTGGAAAAGGATTGTGGGCATTGCCCGGTGGATTCTTGAATGCTGCTAGTGATCGAAGTGTCCGTGATGCTGCTATTCGTGAACTACGTGAAGAAACTGGCATCAAAGTTCCTGCTCCAGTCTTGACAGGAAGCATCAAAGATGTTAAAGTGTTTGACGCTGTAGAACGTAGTGCCCGTGGCAGAACTATCACACATGCCTTCAAGATTGTGTTGCCTGATGGTGAACTGCCTAAGGTCAAGGGACAAGATGATGCTGATCGTGCCCGTTGGGTGCCACTAGTTGAAGTCAAGTCAGAAGAATGCTTTGAGGATCATTGGGAAATCATTCAACATTTCGTAGGAGCCTAAAATGAAAGATAACAACATGAACAAGCAACAACTTATCTTTATTGCTGTACCATCATCTGGAGTGGTCAGAGATGGTATGCTTACTCAGAAGTTCATTTCTGACCTAGCGGAGCTTCATACCCGTTACCCTCAACACACATTCATTTCGCCAATGCTGCAAGACTATGCTTTGTTGCCGTACATGAAATTAAATGCAACCTGGGAAGAATGGGGACATCACTGCCGAACAATCATTGAACGATCAGATGCGGTGTGGGTGTTGATGTATGACGGATGGGAAACCTCTGTCGGAGTTAGGGGCGAGTGTGAACATGCTAATAAGCACAGCATTCCTGTACAACATATTGTAGTACAGGGTTGAAGAACGAAAGGTGTTGGTCATAAAATGAGTGCATATAAGTTCAATTTTGCTGTAAGTGCTGAAATCTCTCCAGAAACAATCAAGGAGATGATCAAGTCCTGTGTTGAAGAACAAACTGGACGTAAGGTCAGAAATGTGATTTTTAAGGTCTCTTCCAGGTCTCATGGTTACCATGAAGACCCCCCGGAATTGTCTGGTTGTACTGTTCATTTTGAATAAGGGATATTATCATGCCATGTAGAGATTTTTACGACGATCACCCTGAAGCCTATTTCAGAGATGTAAAAGAACCTGCCCTTAAAAAGCAGATCGCCTTTGCTGAAAGTGCCCTATGTCAAGTATTGGCAGCACTGGCTCATGTTGACAGTCTAGTAGAAACCGTAAGTCCTAAGAAGGGCGACTTCTATGATTGGATCAACTACAAGGAAGCGGGTATTACCAAATCTGAGTTAATCAAGTGGCATAAAAATCATCGTAAACTTGATGCTATGCATAGAGAACAAGAACGTATTAAGCAGGTACGAGAATCTGCACTGGCAAAACTCAGTGATGAAGAACGAAAAGTGTTGGGTGTAAAATGAACGAAAGAATTAAAGAACTTGCCCTACAGGCTGGTTTAGAAATGTGTAGTTGCGGCTGTGATATGCCTACTAGACAATCAGCAAAGTTCGCCGAGCTTATTGTGAAGGAGTGTGCCAAACTTGCTAAAGATGAATCACTGTCTATTGTGAAGAAAGCAGAACTGTATGCCGAACCGGATGAAATCGATACAGCAAAAGCAACCGCTTGGCAATTTCTAGTATTAGAAGCAAAAATGAAAAAACATTTCGGAGTTGAAGAATGAAAGATATAATTCCACTTGAGCAAATACCACAAGGTGTGTTAGACGAATTCGCACATTGTTTTGAAACGGTCACTTGGGAAAATTATGGCCTTTCACCAACTTCTGAAGTAAAGACTAGAAGGCTTAAATTCAAGAGATTTATTGCCGATAATGTCGAGGGTATCGTATTAAATCCTACTACCTTTGAGCCCACATCCATTGTGGGCAAACAACAAGAAGAATATTTGGTTCGCGGTATTATCAAAGAAAATTATTTTGATGTTTACGCTGTAATCTCATTAGGAATTTTGGTATCAAATGGAGTTGAAGAATGACCAATCTATCAGAATTGCCGCACGATAAGATTGTAGGATTGCGAGTAAACAATCATAGAGGAACTACGGGAGTAGTGACTGAGGCATTCCGCGACCGAGGGTATAAAGAAGATGACATTGATGGTTATATGGTACGAATTGAGTGGGATAATGGTGGCATCAGCATACAACAACAATACATGTTAGAATCAGTGGAGGTAGTAAAATGAACAAACGAATTGAGGAACTTGCCAAACAGGCTGTATTTGAATCTTATAAAGCAGGCTGTATTGATCAGAAAGAAATATTGTTGGAAAAATTCGCCGAATTGATTGTTCGGGAATGTGCTCAAGTATTAGAAACAAACGGTGACAATCAACGCACAATCAGGATGACAGAATCAACAGGCCACGACAAGACCACTGATTGGATGGAAGGCTATGAAGAAGCAGTCAAACAATATGGTGGGTTCCTACTAAAGAAAAATGCCAAGCAGATTAAGAAACATTTCGGAGTTGAAGAATGAACGAACGAATTAAAGAACTTGCTAAACAAGCCAACGCATGGTATCCAACAGGGTATCCAAGTGGTGAAGGCGGTGATGCTGCGTGGCAAAATCTTGTAATCTTTGAAAAAGAAGATTTACAAAAATTCGCCGAGTTGATTGTTCGGGATTGTATTAAACAATTAGGAAAAATTCAATTAGCCGAAGGTGATCAATGGATTAAAGACAAAGAAGAAACATATTTAGCTCACACAGAAACTATTTGTATTGCTCAAAACTGGATCAAGGAAAGTTTTGGAGTTAAAGAATGAGCGGATTTGACAAATACGATGAATGTGTAGAGTGGTCAAAAAAATACATCGGCAGTCAAGAATTATGGATATTTGAAGATCACGATGGTATTTTTCATGCTATTTCACTAGTTGATGGCCAAGAGACATTCAAGCATTATGCTGTTGCTAGAGGTTGGATCCCTCGTGGTAGAGTGTTTACTGAAATCAAAGTCAATACAATGTGGACAGGTGGAGTTATAGTAAATGAACGAACGAATTAGAGAGCTTGCTGAACAGACTAAAGAATTCATGGATGGGTCGGATGACCTAGACACCTTTATTGAAAAGTTCGCCGAGCTTATTGTTCGGGAATGTGCCCTAACACTAGAAAGCATCACCGTTCCCGTTCTTGATTACAACTCAGATTTTGATAACGGGTATAATAAGGCGTTGTTAACTGGTGTTGATGTTATTAAAAAACATTTCGGAGTTGAAGGATGACTTACGGTGACTACAAATATATTCTACCGTATCCTACTGGCACATACGAAAGATCCGCATGGACAGCACATCAACAAAAACTCAAAGACATGGCTAATTGGATTAGTCAGCAAAAATGGGACCATTGGGGCACTGCCACTGATCAACCACACGGTAGAGGTTTTTGGTTTGGCGTAACAGAAAATTATATTGCTTTCAAAGAACATTTCGGAGTTGAAGAATGAATCACTATACAAATACAGAAAATCCCGTCGATTTTCCAAAGCCAGCATTGAAACATGCCAAAGGTAATCTACTTGACTTAGCGGAAGCGGGCGAGTTTGACGTTATTTTCCATGGAGCGAATTGTTTCAATACCATGGGTGGAGGTATTGCCCGAGAGATTCGTGAACGATATCCCGAAGTGGCTACCGTTGATTCAAAGACAGTTAGTGGCGATTACAACAAGCTAGGTAATTGGACTAAGGAAACAGTAATTCGCAAGAATGGTTCGGTTGAGTTTATTGTTTTGAACTGTTATACCCAATATCGTGTAAGTGGTGCCCATGACGTTTTTGAATACACCGCGTTTCAGTTGATACTACAAAAATTGGAACACTTGTATGGAAACAGAAGGATAGGCTTGCCGTACATCGGTATGGGAC